GGTATTCTGCACACAAATCAGTAATATTTTGAGGTGTTCCATGTGCATATGCTGAAGATAGTAAAACTGTAAAAAAAACACCAAATTTTAATTTAATCATAATTCATCCTTAATTCTATTATGTGTATCAATATCAGATTGATAGCCTGAAAATATTTGTCTTTTAACTTTAGATTGGTATTCGTCAAGGAATTTTACACCTAGACTTTGGGTTTTTTCATCGCAAGTATTACTCATCGATGATCTTGGAGCATTCCCACAACCCGGCGGTGCATGATGAATCCACGGCTCTTCCCTCCAAGCTCTATGCTCCGGAGGGAAACCTGCCAATCCATAACCATCTGCTGCTGGAGCAATATCTAAGTTACTGTAATATCTATCTCTGTAGCCCCTATTACGATGTAATTGTTCATCAAGCACCCCAAAATGAACTCGATACCATCCATATATTTGGGAGTATGGAATCCCACCTAAAGCAGAAACTTCTTGTTCATCTGGATGAGGACTGTATGCCCCTAATACATCATTAACGTTAAACATGTTGGGTGCAGTGGCTATAACATATATATAATAAGTAGAATGACCAGACAATATAGTTTGACCCACTAAGTGGGCACTTCTCAAACTAATTGAGGTGGAAACATATCCATCATCGTGCCTAACAAATCCCGTCTGAGTTCCTCTTGCATGATCATAAAGGTTGATATTCATTTGAGTACCTCGGTCAAAGTACTCACTCTGTCCTCTTGGCATAAGACCACCTGACTGCTTTATTTCATCAGGAGGTCTAGAATCTGCCCGATATAACTTATCATCATTTGCATATGAAAATGATGATAAGAAAATAAAAAACACAAATATTATCTTTACCATATAATGCTCCCTTTGTTTAACAGAAAAATAATTGATCAAAACAATTAAATAAGTAAATAAATTTGTATTATTTGAAATCAAAAATCAAAAATCAAAAATCAAAATATACTATTTAGTCCTTTTTTATCATTTTCTGTTTTTATCGGTAAACCCCGTTTCACTTCTACCCACAGCGCTTGCGCTGCAAAGGTATCGAACACCACAAAGTGATTGAAATCCGGTAACGGTAGCACCTTGTAGCGGTAGCTCGATGCAAACAGCTCTGTTGGGACGCTGCCACTCTCGGTTTCAAAAAACACTGTAAGCGTATCCTTGTAAATGTGATGACCTGTCGCCCATAGACCACGATAAGGAATGTCCAAATTGTCTACGAGGCGATAACGCTCATCACCAACAGTGACAAAACCATCTTGGACACAAAGCCGACCAATACAAAAACCAAAAGACGCAGGAGCAACCGCCTTGCTCCCGACAGCATTCCCAACAGTAGCCTTTGACTGAGGCTCGGATTGCTCTGACTCGATAGTTGCATCATTTCCCCCTGTAAAAATTGGATTGTCGTGTAAGCCGTAAAACGAATAAGAGAACATCAAAAAAACCATGCCGAACAAGAAAAGGATCTTTCTGTCTTTCCACAGCGCCGTTCCGGCCATCGTGTCGCGTGCTTTGCCTGTCGTGGTGCTTGCGTACATCTTAAAAATCGGACTTGGAATTTTTTTGACTTGGCGTGTCAGCGCGTGCGAGTCCATCTGTCCAGAGTTGGCTGCATCATGGGTGGTCAGGGTAAACTTTGCCCCTAGCCCCACGGTGGCGCGGTTAAAGTGGCGATACCCTATCTCCGCCGCCTCTCTTATCATGTTGTGCACTTTGGCAATGTTAGGCGTGGTTAGGCAGATATCCCAGCCGTGGTGACGATGCATGTCAAAAGCCACCTCAAAGCTCTCCGGCCTATCCTCTGCGACCAAATCCGGCGGCGTGTCGAGCGCCTTTAAATTGGTGACCGTCAGTCTCGGCGGCCAGATGCGACCACATTCATCGATAAAGAGAAACGCGTCCTTTCTCGCCCAGTGCCAAAAACGCGCCATCGTTAAGCGACCGTCAGGATGGTCTGTATCAATAAACTCGATACTGATGTCCGAGACATCCATTTTTAAGTACTTAGCCATGCGTTCAAGGTTTAAGCCTCGCACATTCGTGATGATGTGACGGCCTGACTTAATCGCCGGCAGCAGACGAAGCCATAATGCCCCTGACGTTTTATAAGAGCCTGGCGCGCCGTGATGAATAAAGATACTCATAGGTTTAACGCTCGCAGGGCAAAACGGGTCATCAAAGCCTGAAGCACGATAGCCAGCGCTTGGTCTAACCCTAAAAAGAACAGAAAGCCGCTGTATTGAGGAGGCAGCATATCGATAGCCTGTTGGATAAGCGGATAGATGGTAAACATATCAATCACTTTCTGGGACATCTCCCAGAAGAATTGGATAACAAAAATCTTGCTCTCAATCCACATAATACCGAGCTTGATCACAAGCCACGTAAAGCCATCAATTAGCCAGTCATAAAGGGTGTCCATCATAAGCATCACCTAAACAAAATGAGCATGGCGGCCAGAATGTACGCCATCGCGAGCACTATCATGCGGATGATGTGCAGGTTTTCAGAAAAGAGGGAGAAGTCAAAACAGAGGTTGTAACCAAACGCCTCGACATAGGAGCAAAACGAAGGCACCGCCGCCGAGCCTTTGAACTGATGCAAAGCCGACTGGGTGATTTTCTCGTTGATCATCTGCTTTAAATTCTGCTGAGCCGTTTCTAACTCGGTCTCGGCCTCTCGTATCGGAAACTGACAGCGTTCAGGGTTACTACAGCGCCCTGATAGCGCCGTGTTCATGGTGTCGAGTTGCTGTGAAATCGTCTCTAAGGTATTGAGCTTTTTAGAGATGGTATTAAGCGCCCCTGTATAATTGGGGCTGCTGCTATCGGGTGGCGTGGGATTGGGTTGGTCTGGGTTAGGCGGAACGACAGTCCCACCGAGTGAGTCTTTAAGTTCATCAATCGCCCGAAGGACATTAAGCTCGCTATAAAGCACATCGTATGAAACAGCCGCAACACGAGAGTAAAGCTCATCCTTGGCTTTTCTTACCTCCCGTTGCGTATCCCAAACATCAATGCGGATTTCCTCAAGATACTCCATTTGCCCACCCAAACGATTGTTGACTGCGGTGACACTCTCAAGAACACGATCCGCGTGAAACTTCGTATTGAGCTGAACCATATCTTGAGAGTGGGACACCTGACCACTGACATGATTGAGAGTCGAAGCCATCTCTGATTGGTTTTTATAGACCTGATTGAACGCAGACTTAAACGAGCTGCTCAGCCCATCAACAGGGGAATCACTGGGCGGTGAAGGTGGTAAGGGAACGCACTCTTCCCCCTCAGGGCAATAAGGATAAATGCAGCGCTCTGCAGATGCTCCGGACAAGTCGCACATCGGCCAGTTCGGGGATACCCCTTGTGAAAAACGGGGTTTGTAGAGCCCCTTGCAATAGTCCCCATTTTCATTTGAGAGACAAGACCAAACAAAACCATAGTCATCTTTTTCAATATCAAGCATGCAGCCATCAAATAACACCGATTGCACAATGGGAGAGCCAAAACCGAAAAGTAACTGGTGTGACGTAGTAGTATTAGGATCACAATTGATGGCGGAAGCCGTTACCGATGGAGAAAGAAAGAGCAATGTCAAAAACAGTAGAAAATAGCGCATAAAAAAGGGCGAACGCTCGCCCTCCTCCCTTAAACCAAATATAAGCCCGACACAAAGCCGATAATGATGACCGCTGAGCCAAAGAGACCCAGCCACAACTCAAGCACTATTTAGCCTTACGAATTAAGCCAATCACGGTAACAATCAGAACAATTGCCCCCACCACGCCCATGATGAGCGGCCCAAGCGCAATCACCGTATCTTTACTGGTGCCCAGTGTTTTGGTGACTTCCGTGACCAAACCCGCATCAGCAGCCGCGAGTGCTTGGTTAGCAAATGCGGAAAACAGCAAGAAAACCCCGAGTGAAAGCGTGCTTTTAAAGGTATTAAGTTTGTTTTTCAGTGAGCTAAACATGTAGCTTCTCCTTTACCGTGGATAAAATGAGACTAGCAACCGCGCCAATCCCAAAGGATGTAAAGAACAGAACGAGAACGGCCTTGACCACCGCGAAATAGAGCGCCTCGTTCCAGACATAATGGGTTAAGTCCATCAAGATTTAATGGGTTGAGGTTTATCCAATGGCTTGCCGACCGGCACGTTGTCAAACAAGGAACACACCACTTGATAATCAATCACGAGGTTGCGTGATGGGTCTTCTGGGTCTGGCTCATTGTCAAACGTGACAAGAACCGGAAAGGCGGTCTGTTCGAGTTTTCTGGTCATCGCGTCACTGGATACAAATTTCACTTCCTGATGCTGCAAGCCAAACGTCAAACATTGGCCTTTATCGTTTTTCCACTGGCGAATCGGCTTACCAACAAAAAGCACTGGGATAAGATAAGGTGCACCAGTCTTACTACTCACCCCTTCAGAATGAGAGGCACCAAAAACAACAAAACGAGATTTCATATTAATCACCCATAATTTCATCAATTAACTTCATATAAGAATCTGGAAGGTTGAGTGAATCGTCGTGAATTTCCTTAGAAATCAACGCCCCAAACACCCTTTCCAAATCACCACCAAAATGCTTTGAAATATCAAACAACGTCTTACCGACCTGACGACGAGCCCACTTAATGCGTGAGTGGATATCAAGCGCCACTTGACGCTTTTTTGTGACCACCTTGACAGGCAAGGAATTGATAATTGAGGCCGAGTACGCGCACAAACCTGCAAAATACCCCTCGATATTGAGCAGAACGTCGATAGGCATGTCTTTAAGCTCGACCTCATTACGAAACCAGTGCATATCTAAACCAAGCTGAGCAGCCTTGTTGTAGATACGCCAGTAAATGCGAGATTCACGAGAGCCTACCTCGAAAGATTCATTGATGATTTTGCCATTAGGCTCAGAGACTAATCGCTCACCACCGTTAGGAGCACGTCCCGCTCTAGCGGTGCGAAAGGCATCATCGGAATAGGCTTTTTTGGCGTACTCACGGCCAAATAAACCGTGAAAGTCATCAACGGCCAAATCAATACGAGACAGACGAGAGCAACCTAATAAATCGAGCCACCAATGAAGACGGAATAAAGAGGTGTGCTCTAACACGGTTCGACACCCTACTCCCTCAATTTGGAAGTAACAGGTATTACGGTTTCCCCCTAGCGCAACAAAGCCCACGTGTTTATTGGAGTACTTCGACATCAAATGGCATGAGTTTTCATACCCATAAAGCCCCTTATCGCGCCAAGGCGACATACGAAGACCAAGAACATGAAGGCAAAAGACCTCCAAGCGTTCCATCATGGCAACGTTCCACTTCTGCTTATAAAGCTCGATTAACTTCTCTTTTTGCTCAGGTGTGCGAGCCATACGGTAATCAGGCTTAGGAAGAGGCGCCCAGATAAGCGAGGACAAATCGGACTTATGCGCGTGACGGAATGAAGCATAAGGAACCGACCAAGCAAGATAATCGACAAAAACAAACGGAGAAGCGTTTGTATCGAGTTGTAATTCATCAAGAGTGAAAATCTGCTTTTTCATTAGCCTTCAAAAACCTGTCAAGTTCAATTTATAGTGATAAGTTATCCCAAAATATTGGGATTGTAAACAGCTGTCCAAAAAAACAGGGATTATAATGTTCAAAAATAAGCACAACTATAGGGGTGGTATGTATGTTTAGTTCAAAAATTAGGGATTTAAGAGTTGAGAGAGATCTAAACCAAGAAGAAGTAGCAAATGGTATCGGCGTTGGAAAAAATACCTATTTAGCTTATGAAAAAGGCACACAATCACCAAAACTGGAAACTGTAGAAAAATTAGCAAAATTCTATGGTGTACCAATAGCTGAACTTGTCAGCGATAGCGAAACAAACATTGACGAAAAGCTGAAATCGAAAATCCGAATGATTGAATCACTTGATGAACCAGAAAAAGAGTCATTATTCATTTTGATGGAGGCTTTGCTGATGAGAAGTAAGAGTCGAGAAATACAAAAAGAATTTAGGTAGGTAATCAAAAGACTCGCTAGCGCTCAAACACTGGCGCGCTACGCTTGCGAATACAAGGTGAGTATCACAGGCTCTGTGGGATTTACCCCCGTAATACTAGACGGGGGTCTACCACAGCGGACAGGCTCTAACAACGCGACTCCGCACGCTACGTCGCTTATGTTCTCACCTGCCGCTGTCGCAGTATAAGAGGCTTGCTCGACTCTCGCCGCGCCTTGGGCGCTGAACGTATCCATGACAAATGCTGTTACCCTCTGCGTGTGCTGAGACTTCCAAATGGGCTTGGCAGGACGAAGGGAGTTTTTTCTGGCGCTATCAGAAAGAGGATCATTTCACTGACGGGAACGCTTGAGCAATCAAGCGAACTTCTGCGAGTGCTAAAGCAGCTTTGGATATGCAGTAGCATCAGAGCGGCGAGCGCTGAGCCTAACGTTAGGTCTAGTCCCTGCGGGGCTGAGTTACCGCCTTAATGCGTATTACTCGCCATTATGTTACGGGCTCACTTTGGCAGAACGATTCAGCAAGCTGCCCACGTTCTGCTGCAAGTGAGGCCGTCAGTGCTGGCGCAATGGTACTGACGACTGCCCCTCAACATAATGACGCGCCACATAATGCGCATTAAGTGTTCGTAGCATTCTAATCATCAACTCGTGACGTTGCAACCTTATCAGTTGATTATGCTGGTGTTTCAATGTGGTAATTATTTAGTGTAATTTAATTACACACGAATCATTTCTCCATAAGAAAATCGAAAGCAGGTAGCACAATGCTCTCTTGCAACCTGTTGTTTTAATGGTTAAAAATTACAAATGAACGAGCGGTGGCGTGTTTTTAGCAGGTTTGGTGTATGAAAAATTGGCTACGATTATTACCACCGTTAAAGCGGATAATAAAAAAGGCACTCAATGAGTGCCTTGGTTTTGCGCTTTTTTATCCTCTCGGATTTGCTGGGCAACAATCTTGATTGCCTCTCCGGTACTGATGCCTTCTGCCATCAGTTTTTGAATTTTCTCTACGGCGACTTGCTGTTCAGCGTGAGTTAATGTGGGTAGATCATCAAACATAAATAAGGCTCCTTAAAGGAGCCACACTATAAAGAGATGCTTAATAACTCGCAAGAAAGTTGATATAGGCACCCATAGCATTTTCATTGGTATAACTTGCACCAAGATCCAATTGGAAGAGATTCAATGGCGACAAGCCAATACCAGCCGTAACCGTTCCTTCAGTATTATCGTACGCGAGGTTTTTGTTGTACCCTGCCCTCAATTTTAACTGACGCATGATATCGATTTCGCCACCGACGCGGATCATTTGTGTGTTGT